ATTTGATTCAGTCGACCAAAGACAATATCCAAGCAAACAATAAACGACTTGGCCAGAGAGAAACAGCATATCAATCCCGTGTAGCACATATACGCAAGCGTTACGTTGATGAACCAGACAAGATGCAGGACATGCTTAAAAATGAAGCCACCGGTATCGAGCAATACCGTCAAATGGTTAATGAGAGCAATGCAATGCTTGAGAGCCGTATCAAGCAGTTAGAGCAAGAGGGAGCTCAAGCACCATCTACCTCTAGCGTATCTTCAGGGTCCGTCTCAGCACCCGCTGGAGGAGGTGCTGGAATGGGGGGCGGGAGTGTTGGTGCAGGCGCCGCGGGTGGTTCTTCAGGAGGTGGCAGCTCTGCACCCGTACTACCTTCTCCATCAACGGGCGCAGATATTGGTTCAAGTAGCGTGCAATTGGCTGCTGATATGCGGACACCTAGCAGTACATCCACATCTCCTCAGGTAATGACGGCAGAGAATGCAACGTCTTCTGTAGGTGGTCAATCACCAAGTGTTATTCCCTCTCCTGTAGCTGACCGCGGATCTCTTGATAAAAACATTACTTTTGACTCAGCGACAAACTAATGGATACGCTAAAAGATTCGTTCAAGTATAACCTCCAAGAAGGGTTTCGTGAGACACTCGAATCACGGACAGGCATTATTGGGGAAGCACTCCGCAATCGTCGCGAACGACAGGAGCAAGAACAGGAAACAAAAGAACAAGTAGCGAATATTAGCGCCAGTACAACTAGACTGAAATCAACTGGATCAACTCTTGACAATCTGGAAAGATCGTTCATTCAGATTTCACGTAATCTACAGTTGATGGCGAAGAGCATGAAAGCTCAGGTAACGGTCCAGGAAGAGACCGACCAAGCAATGGAGGAAACGAGAAAACCGGCTAAGCTGTCTATATCCAGACAAGTTCAAAAGGTTGAAAAAGACGATTCTTCTCTGTTTGATAAAGTCCTTGACTTGCTTGATGGTTGGGGACGTGGCCGTAAATCTCCAAAGAAAGCTAAGAAGCCGCCAAAGAGGACTGGAAGAGGAGGAAGAGGAGCTCCACGTGGTAGTAGAGGACCAGGAAGAGTACCTCCACGTGTACCTCCTACTGGAGCTCCGGATAGAGCTCCACCTCCACGAGTACCTCCTTCAACCCCTGCACCAGAAAGAGCTCCAGCACCTGCACCAGATAGAGGACCGCCTCCTCGTGTACCGCCAGCACCCACGCCCTCACCTGCGCCTGCGCCTGCGCCAGCACCTGCGCCAGCACCTGCGCCGGCACCTGCGCCGGCACGCACGACCCCGCCGCCAAAACCAACAGTTCCAAAAGATAAAATTAAGCAATCAGCAGCAAAACGAATTGCTAAGGCCTTCAGCAAAATGGGTATCAAATCTATACCTATCCTTGGTGCTGCTGTTGGTGTTGGTTTTGCTATTGAGCGTCTAGTAAGAGGTGATCCCGTCGGTGCTGGCCTTGAGGCAGTAGGATCACTCGGTAGTGCTGTAACAGCTATTCCAGCAACAGCACTCCAAGAAGCACGTGATCTCTACATTGAGTTTTATGGCGTATATCCTGAACAGGATACGGCACCAGATAAAGAACAACGTTGGAAAGACCTGTACGAGGCTGTACAGGATGCAATACGTGAAGAGTTACGTAAAAAGGCAACAGAAAAGCCTGAGATTGATTACAGCGAGATAGCAACGGATATGATGGGTACACCTATTGGTGTACCGCCGCTACTGCCATCACCACCACCACCGCCTCAACCTGTACAGCGACCTTCAGCTCCAGCAACAGAGGTCAATCCCACCGATAAAAGATTAGCTGCTGGCACTCAAGCAGCACCAGTACAGCGACCTTCAGCTCCAGCCCAATTACCGCCTCCGTCGCCGGCGCCATCACCAGCTGCAGCCGTCAGTAAACCCAGCACCACTGCTGCTGGTGCATCATCATCAGGCGTGTTTAGTTCGCCAGGGGAGTTCGTACGTTCAATGTATCCGGTTGCTACTCAAGCATCCGAATTAATTGGGGGAAAGGTACCGCCTGTCGCTATTCTTGGCCAATGGGCAAAGGAATCAGGAAATGGTAAAGCCCTATCTGCTCCATATAATTACGCTGGTATTAAAGCGTTCGGTAGTTTTCAAAAGGGTGACTATGTGTTAACCGAGGAGCGTTACACAGATGCACAATTGGCCCGGGCCCAGGCAAAGGGTGAAACGTTAGCTAAAGTGTTCAGTGGACCGGGTGACACAATGACCAAAGGTGGACGAACAGTCGCTCTTGATCAGTGGTATGGCAAAGGCGCGTACGAGAAGGCCAAAGCTGAAGGTAAGTCATGGGTACAAGTAAAAAGCTACTTTGCAAAATTTAACGACTTCAGTGATTTTGCAAAAGGATTTGCGACCGTACTAATGTCACCGCGTTACGCCAAAGCCCGTGAACAAACAACACCGGCCGGGTTTGGTTTTGAAGTAGCAAAAGCAGGTTATGCAACAGCAAGTGCTGAAAACTACAGTGCTGGTATCGCTAGATTTGCTACTAACGAAGGAACAAATATTGGTAGCGCTAGTACCAACGTAGCCGCTGCTCAAAGAGCGAGTTCTACTCAACCAAACGTCACCGTTGTAGCAGCAGTTGCACCTTCAGATACAAAAAAGGCTGCGGGGTTACCGCAGCCTCGTGTAGACAGACCAGCAACGGTCGGCGCTGGTTAATGTCCGTTAGCTAGACGCTGGAACATTGACAAGTCGTCATCTTCCGCTTCATCCCAAGGAGCAGATTCCTTAGCAGGTGCCGCTGGAGCGGCCGCGCGTGGAACAGGTACCTCTTCTTCATCCCAAGCACTTGCTGCAGGCTTCGATTGTGCTGGTGCACTACGCCCCTCAAGTCCAAGCACGCGTGTGAGACGACCCTTCAAGTCATCGTATGTCTTAAAGTTTGCACGATCGAGGAACGGCAACAGAGGATACTCTGACTTCCAGATTGACTCTAGACGCTCATCATCATCGAACAATGCGCTAGGATCTTCAAACTCTGACTTATCATAGTTTTGATATCCCTCTACTTTACGGATCTTCAACTTGAAGTTGGCACCAGACCAGAGGTCAAACGGATTCAACGGCTTCTCATCCTCAAACTCAGGATTCATTGCTGCATTCAGTTTATCAAAGATCTTCTTACCAAACTTAAACAGCATCACTTTGCCTTCATTCTCAGGATGAGCTGGATCCTTGACAACGTAGATGTTGCTAATGAAAGAGAGCTTACGCTTCTGGTTACGAACAAGAGCTTGGTTCTCTTTAGTCTCCGTAGCCCACAGAGCACTATTATGCTCACATACAGGGCACTTCTCGTTAACCGTTGTTAGACAGCTATCAATGAACCATTGGTTGGTTGCTGCGTTCTTAAACGCATGATCAAACAAACGGACGAACGGAACGTCCTCTCCAGATACGGAAGGGAGGAAGCGAATAACAGCATAGCCGTTACCAGCTTTATCTACTTCTGGACGCCAGAAGCGATTGTCGTCTTGAGGTTTGTTTGAGGGAGTTGCTAGCTTTTCAAGGGCGCTTTGCACGCCAGCCAGAGAAGAGGTACCGCTGCTCTTTTTCAGAGATTTAAAATCAATAGTCATATGTATTTCCTTGTATGTTTGTATATGTTGTATATGCTTGTTCACGTATTATCATAACGATAATATATTTATCTTACCTTTTCAGATCGAACTTGTCAACGACAATCTTTTTGCAAATTTCTCTATCGTATTCAATGAATGGATGATACTTTTTACACTTCAATCTTACATCAGGCCAGATGATTTTGTCAACGATTTGTTTATTCCAAGAAGGTCCAAACCGTAACAGATCGTTCATAATTATGAACGTCTCAATATGGATCTGGTCACTAAGCAAAAGTTTCAAAGCATGAGGGTGTTGACCCTCATAAACAGTAAAACTGCTGACCAAGTCCTCATTGAACTTTTCCAAGTCACTCATAAACACGTATGTGAGTGACTGACGAATCTTTTGCCATTTTTGATAGAGCTGTTCACTTTCCTCGTTACGAGCTATATCACCGACCCACAAATCTTTATGACCATACACAAAGATGGATACAAGAAAGTTGGTGAGGTCTTTATGCTTTGCTAACTTCTGAAAGAAGTATTTGTCATTACGGCATTCAAACGTTTCGCGCTTTGCACGAACTTTGCCTTGGTACTTAAAAAAATCATATGTCTTCGAGGTGAAGTGACTCTTCAAAGACAAATACAACTTGTATGCTTCAAAGCCGTCCATTTTCAATGTAATCATTCTATTGGTAGTTTTGCTGTTTTGGGAAAATAGTTGAGTGCTTCCGCCTCATCCTGTATACGCGCTTTCATTTTAGCACTGCTCTTAATCAGACTGCCTGCAGCTTCTATTTCCATGCCCGTTTGTTCACAATACAGTAAAACTGCTTCCATAAATTCAATTCGTTTTTCAAATGCAAGACGTTCAATCTCACGCTGAAAATCTTTCAAGCTTTTTCCCGGTATAAATTCCATTCAAGATCCTTATGTTTAGTCAAAGGCGGTACACCTGCTGTCTGATTAAATGTTTTATAGAGCACAGTTTGCTCTACACCTCTATACATGACAGTATACGGCAAAAGAGAATAAGAATCAAGCGGGTGACGGTGATTTGTTCTTTGCTGTGTGCGTAGACGTCTGATCATTGCCGTAGCAATAGTAGTATCACCGTTCATACAGAAAAAAACACCGGCGTATTTAGAAGCGTATTCTTGATCGAGAAAAGGCAGGATGTATAATCCACCAGCTCCCCAAATGAAGTTGTGTGTGAGATTTTGTAGATGGATTAGTCTCGAAGCAACAAGCCAGTTGTCTTTGTGATTGGAGAGCCCAAAAAAAGAAAGTGGGGCCCCCTCATGACGTACAAGGAAGAAACCCACATCGAATCTGTTTTCAGCAAACTGTCGCTGAAAGTTTTCTTTTGTATAATTATGTTCGTGATGTTTTTTTGGTATTGGGCTCAGAGCACAAGCCTCTATAATAAAATGTTGGACATCAGGGTTAGTGATATCCAACTTTTCAACACCAGAGATCATGCTGCTAGTACATGCTTCAAGCGATCAGCTGCATAAGAGGCAGCAAACGCCTTTGGCTTAACCATAGGAACGACGTTGCATGTTCCTTTAATGTAGCCAATAGCCTGCTGCACAACGCAGCTCGAGCCATACCGTTCATCAGGGTTGATATCAAGATGAACTTCAACGTAACGATCTTCAAGCACATCGGCCAGAGACTGGAACAATTCCGAAACTCTGTACACCTCATTCATAAGGCGCATTGAAGGCTTACTTTTCTTTTGATCAAAATCAAGTTCATGATCAATTGATCCAAATATTTTACATCCGTGACAACCATCCACATGGACAACAACAGCTAGTGTATACTCAGCGTACCATTTTCCGTTTGCTTTGAATCTAGTGGAATCAGCACCGATGTAAATCTTTGTAGATGGTGATTGTTCCTGGATAAAGTTTTTAACCTCGTTAAGATCCATTTTTAGCATGATACACCTCAAGTTTGGTGCGGGCGGAGAGAATCGAACTCTCAACTAAACGTTGGCAACGTCTGATTTTACCATTAAACTACGCACGCATTATATGGTGGTACTAGAAGGTAACGATCCTTCCTGACAGGCTTATGAGACCCGTGCCTATCCATCTAGGCTATAGTACCGACTGGTTGCGGGGCTTGGATTTGAACCAAGGATGGCAAAGGCTTATGAGACCTCGCTGGTGACCGGACCCTCCCCGCGACATTTGGTGCCCCCACCGTGAATCGAACACGGACCTGATGCTTACAAGGCAACTGCACGACCTTCATGCTACAGGGGCGAATACATCTATTATACACTATATATTTGGTGCTCTCAACAGGTAACGATCCTGTGTCTCAGCCTTACCAAGGCAGTGTAATACCTTTATACTATGAGAGCCTTAATGTTTGTGCTGCAAATGATTCAATACTTTTGACACATTGTCGGACGTAAACGGTACATTCAAAATCATATGGATACTATTATTTACCCAAGAAATTGTTCTGTGCACTTTCCGTGTGTTAACATAATAAACACGTCCTTGTTCAATTTGCAACTTTGTATCTGTGTCCATGATCCAATCATATTCCATTGGATTACAGTTGTTTAAGAACGCTATCAGGCGAAAACTTTCTCTCGGCAGCTCTGGATGATCGCGATGAGGGATAAAGTAACCGCCTATGTTACTTTGTACAAGGAATGAACGTCCTAGTGGTTGAAACTCATCCAGCACACAATGCAAACTTTTACACTGGTCATAAACAGCCGTCTTTTCACTAAAGTCATTCTCACTAAGACGTCTTTTCGCTTCGTAACAGGCCTGTGCAAAACTTGGATTATCTTTATGACTCTTACCAGGCAGCTGTGAGAGTACCAGGCTCTTTCTATTATTAGGACGATCTGTTCTTGGCAAGTAATCAACCCACTCGTTGTTGAATGATTGGATTTCCTGTTTAAATTTTGTCGTATCGATTTTTATATCGAGAGGGACAAAATCACCGAGCTGCATTAAAGCTAACTCCGATGCTAATGTGGAGATCTCCACCTTGTCTGCATTGAAGTCAATATGCTGGCCGCTTACGCCTGGAGGCACTACTGTATTCATTATAACTCCTTGGTGGATTCTAGTGGGATTGAACCACTGACCTACGCCATGTCAAGACGGTGCTCTACCACTGAGCTAAGAATCCTAATTGGTGCCCTGAAAAGGACTTGAACCTTTACTCGATCGATTATGAGTCGACTGCTTTACCTTTAAGCTATCAGGGCTGGTACGGACACTGGGATTCGAACCCAGACTTGAGAGATTTTAAGTCTCTTGCCTCTACCTATTGCGCTATGTCCGCTCTGTATACGCCCAATACGTGTCTGCATGAGCAGACGCTATTATACGATAACCTCTTTCATCCATAAACTGTTTTATGGCATCTGTTTGTCCAAGTTCAAGCGAGACCAACGGTTTGAACTTGTCTATTGTTTGTTGTGCTCCGATGAGAACATTGTATTCAAAACCTTCCGTATCCAACATAATCAAATCACAAGACGGTAGGTCTAAATCATCGATCATTAAAATTGGAACAATTCCATTCTGATCCGGCGTAACGGTGTTTGTACCAACGTTTGTCGGATCACCCAAGTTGACACGGACCATCTCATGCGCATGTCCAAGCGCAGCGTTCATTTTGACAACGTTATTACGAGGAGTGTTGTGTGTAAGACAGTGAAAGTTAGTCGCGGACGGCTCAAACGTGTAAACAACTTCAAACATAAACGAAAGAAGGTACGGATACATTCCACATGCACCGCCTGCTTGTACTACCGTCTCAAACTTCTTACAATGCTGTGTGATTATTGGTTTAAACGAATCCCAATTTTCTTTTGGACCGTCCCAACACCCATCATCTTTTTCTGGCCAAAGCCATCCTTGCATTGTTGGCTTTACACCATCAACAATCTCATCTCGCAGTTTAAAATTCCAATCCATTATATCTCCTTGGCACATCTAAGAGGAATCGAACCTCTACCTACTCTCTCGGAAAGAGTTATTCTATCCGTTGAACTATAGATGTATATAGTGGCCCGGCGAGAGGGACTCGAACCCCCATCGGACACTTTAGAAGAGTGTTGCCTTATCCTTTAGACCATCGCCGGAAATTGGTGCCCAAGGTGAGATTCGAACTCACACTGTACAGGGTTTGAATCTGTTGCCTCTACCTATTGCGCTACCTGGGCTCATTGTGGTACCTCGGGAGAGAATCGAACTCTCATGAACCAATTATCTGTTGCTTACGGGATATAAATCCGCCGTTTTACCATTAAACTACCGAGGTATAATAAACAGGATCCGTTTTTGGCTTTTTTTCAAGAAAAGTTTTTGTTGTGCTGAATGGATCCTAAAACTTGGCGGTGCGACTGAGACTCGAACTCAGAACCCGGCTTTCACCGAGCGACGGATTAGCAATCCGCTCTAATACCATTATAGGACCGCACCATACTCATTTTGAAATATGCTATCTAGTAACACACTTCAAAATGAGGACTCAAAAGAGTCCTCACCAACGCTCAGAGAGCGTACCGGTCGACCATTACAGTCTTCAACATAATACCTTCCGGTGTGAATTGATCCATATCCGTAGACAGAACCGACTTCACTATTGCTGGGCTGAATCCGGAGACCAGCGCAACACCAGACTTATCATGCTTAACAGGAACGTTGTCCTTAGCGTTTAGATTCCAGAATACAACAGCTGGGGCTGTGTATCCGGCTTCTTCGTACTTACGCTTAATCATCTTAAGCGCAGTGTCGTCGTGTTTAACGCAAGCGTTAAACTGCATGTCTGACAAGATCAACAGCATTGCTGGCATTTCGCTTTGAGGTACTTTGCCGCTAACAGCAGTCGACAAGATCTTATCTAGAGCCTTATGCAGGTCCGTAGACATATCCCAAGAAGACTTAACCATTTGCTGAGCCTTTTGAACAACGTCACCCTTAAGGTGCAAAAGTTCTGGCTTTGAAGAGAAAGTCAGGAACGTGTCCTTGAACTTACCCTTGTTCTTGTCTGCTAGGTAAAGACCCAGCGAAACAGCAACGTCCATGGCGGTAGTCTTGCCACCACCAATACCAGTGCTCATAGAGCCCGAGACGTCAACCAACGGCAGGATACTTGCATCGCCGACGTAGTTAGGCAGAGCCTCCCACTGTGCGACAATGTGGTCCAGTTCTGTCTTACCGTACGAGTTGCTGTAGTGAAGAGATGCGACTCCCTTCAACACATCGTATGGGTAGACAGCAGCAGCATTAACCTTCACATCTGCATCGCCAGCCTTGAGCTTTGCGACGTACTCGGCAAACTTAGCACCGTGGCGCGAGAATGCCTTCTTGTAGCGCGAAGCAGCAAGAGAAGGAACATGCGAGTGGTTGATTTCATCCCACTTACCTGCACACATTTGTTGTTCGACAACGTTAGTCAACTCGACTAGCGACTTACGGTAGAACTTTGGTGACATTCCGAAGAATGCACGGATTTCAGCCGCAAGAGGACCTTGACGAGGAGTCCACTTTGCCGCAAGACCATTCTTCTCACGAAGAGCGTCTCCAAGCATTGAGAAAGCCTTGGACTTAAGATCCTTGTCACTAAAGACAAAGATGTCATCCCAACGACCGATCTCCGGCGTCTTTGCTAGCAGCTTTGCTGCAGCATCCTTATCATTCTTTTCCAAGTACGCAAGGATATCACGGTAAACTTGACGTTCACCGGAACCACTACGTGCATCACGTGCCCATTGGGCAATACGCAAAGCAACGTCGCGGTCTTCGACCAACGCAGCAACAAAGTCAGGAACAATGTCCTTACCACGTGATGCACCGATCTTGAAAAACAAGTCTACACAAGCATTAGCTGTAGACTTACGAGCACGCATGCCGTTTTCAGTGCGCGCGGATTGGTTTTGAACGGCTTCTACAAAAGTTGACATAACAATCTCCTTTTCAAGTCAACAGGTTAATCTTTTTTACTTTTACAGAGTAATTTTTGATTGCGGAACTTAACCTAAATTTAACAGGTTGGTATCATTGGGGGATCTCTCCACACCGACCAGATTCGGGCCATCTTTTATGGTAGATGTTTACATTGCTGTACCCAACCTTTAAACAACAGAGTAGACAGGACAGTTATATTTTTTCTGGCCACCCTTGCTTAATCCTATGGCCCTAGTGCTGGTCGTCAGCACCCGATTCCGAATCTCGTCAGACACAAAGACTGTATTCTACAGACACTATCCCCCTTTCGGGGGCAAGCCATAGGCACGAGGCCTACTTTAAG